TTTGGCCAGTTGTCATAACACCTTTTAGCCAATGTTTTACGTCTGCTTGCTTAGCTGAAGGTGTACCTTCGAGAAAAAGTGCTACCACACCGGCAACTTGTGGTGATGCCATGCTTGTTCCACTTATTTTTCTTAAATAATAAGATGCATTCCTAGGATCTTGAACATCTCCATAAGTAGCATTATATCCCGCACCAACGATTCCATAACCCGCCGCGTAAATGTCTACGCCACTTCCACATACGGAAAAGCTGGCCTTACGATCGTCTTTATTAATACCGATAGATCCAACCACAATTGGTGAATTGTCTTGATCTCCATTATATGAATTATCATAGTTATCCATCGTGCCACCCCATGATTCGGCTATTCTATGATAATATGAAGAAGTACCAAGAGTATCATAATAAAAAAGATTGTTATAATCTTGATCATTTGAATTAACAACTCTTTTGCTGTTGTTACCAGCGGCGCCTACGATAATAATTCCATCATCGATGGCGTCTTGCACATCAGCATTAATTGCTGCTATATATGTACCCGAACCACCTGGGGCTTCCAGTCCAGAGTGACTCCAGTTACCATTTGGTGGGACAATTAATCCGCGCGCTTCGATTTCTGCATCTGAAAAATACTCTTGAGGTGGACCAGGGTTTTTTGTATTGAGAGTTCCTCTAAAATTAATTGCAACGATGCCGGGAAATCCAATTAGCGCCATAAAGTCCCTATCAAGGCCGGCGCCGCCATAACTATGATTTGATACAGTTGGATTGCGCCTGCCAGTTTCGGGATTAATTGCTTTTGTATTATGCCATTCTCTTATATAATCATATTTTGTAGAGTTGGTTAAATTTTGAGGCCCGTCATAATTTACGTTGTTTAAATATCTAAATTCTAAAGAATAAATGTTTGCGTCTCTTGCCCAACCTAACGTATTACCAGCAGCGGTACTCGCTACATGTGTTCCATGCGCGTTATCTGCCGCGCTTCCTACAGTAGTATAATCGTAAACGCCATTTGATCCAAGACCTAGTTGATTAGTAAGAGAAAACCAATTAAACTGAACAACTCGTGATCCGCCGGTTCCGTCTGGATTCACCGCAAATTCAGGATGATCTGGTAATACGTGACCATCAACAATAAGGACGTCTACGTTTTTACCAGAAGCTGTAATAGTAAATGAGCCAGTCGCATCTGCTGTTCCATCACTTCCCCATTCGCCTGAAAGAGCGTTTGGCCCAATAGTGTGTCTTAATTGACCCCAGTTTTTATCAGTTGCAGAAGCAACAACATTGTCTCTAGCGAATGTAGTATTGTCTTCTGTATAACCGTAGGCTTTATCAAAGAATGCTTCGATCTTGTCTTTTAAAATAACACCCATTACACGATCATCTTTTGCAACTTCTGCAGCCTCTTCGGCCATTAACATATAATGCGTATTACGACTAATTTTTCTTCGTAACGCTAAATCCACTGTTCGATCAGGAATATAAAGACTACCGCCCGGCGTTTCCATGTCATCATAGAAATCGTCGAGATCTTCTCGCCTATGCAAAGTTACAATATATTCTCTGAGCTCGGCCATATTAAGACTCTAATTGAAGTGCTGTAAGTGTTACATCGACTGCTGATGTCGATCCAGATAAATTAGTTACAAGTGCATAAATTGTTGTGCTTGGTGTACCATCTCCGTTCCATCCAATAATACCCGGCGTTACATTTACTGTTGTAGCACCTGAAGTAATTACTTCTGCAATGACACCTGCATCAGGCGCTGGGTCTGATGTTGATAGTCTGTTTCTTTCAGCACTATCTTGTCTTTTAGCATCTGTAATATAAAGTCTACCCACGCTGCTCGGTCTGTAGCAATTTTTAGAAGTGCGTATGATTTATAACCAGTTAAATTTAAATCTTCGAGACCATTGTTTGCATGTGATGATGATGTTGCGCCATTAATAGTTGCTCTTGATTGTAATCCACTTCCACCACCACTTGCTGCAGGATCAGCTACTACTATATTACCATTCATTGCAGAATGTGCTGTACAAATATATTCGTATGTTCCAGCAGGTGCATTGCCAGGAATCTTCCAATAGAGTGTTCCGTTTATTTTATCTTGAGCACCACTTCCTGTAGTTGTTGTACCATCTAGAGCAACGTGTACCAATCCTGTATTATATTGGGAACCGCCGCCGATATCTAAAATTCTAAACGGATGAGATGCAGTAACACCATCAAGATTAAACGCGATGGTTTGACCTCGTGATACGTATACTGTAGGGTTATCACCAGGATATTGATCAATGAGATATCTTGAAGAATCTGGTCCAGTAACAACTAAATTAGTAACTGCTTGTAATGCGATATCATCAACATCTAGATTGGCCGTGTCTACTTCAGTGAGTGCTGAAAAGGAGGTACCACCACCGCCACCTGAAGCGTTAATTGTAATAGAATCATTATTACTGTCGGTAGTAATTGTTACATTAGTACCAGCGACAAATGTAAGAGTATCTGTTGTCGAATCAGCTACAACATCATTTTGACCTGAAACTTGTATTGTACTAAAGACGTTTTGTGAACCGCCACCGCCACCAGTATTATCTACAAAACTAAATGTTCCATTTCCGTTTGATCTTAAAACTTGATCAAGAGTACCAGTACCTCCCGTTAAATCATTCGATTCGCTAATTGCGTTTCCTGTATAAGCAAGTCCTGCAAGAGAATCAACGTAGCTTGTAATATTACCGGCACTATTGTCTGATAATAGTTTACGCCACGCTCCGTGAGCGTAATAAAGTGCTCCTGTATCATGAGCATGCCCAATACAACCATGATGGGTTGCAGGGTCTACAGCAAGTAATTCTGCTTCTGTGTCATAAAGAAATGAAATTTTATTTGATGTATTAAGAAGCTCAATTTCTGCACTGGTATTAACTAAGTTAGTAACAGTATTTCCACCAAGAGCAGTATATAACTCGTTAGTGTTTTCATTGACTTTTGTCATCGCAGTGCGTATAGGATCACCTGTGCCATCGTTGGCTACTGTACCTACGTCTATATCTTGCTTTGCCATGATTTCTCCGAAAAAGTTTATCTATTATTTATTAAGGTGATGGTTCGTTATCTGATGTAAGAACTGTTGAGTCAACAGTAAAGTTAAGAATATCTGAAGTAATTTCATTAAGAGGTTGTTGATCAAACGGTGATCCTTGTCCGTCATCATTAAAGAATCGAACAAAGTCTGAAGTAATTCCACCTGCAATACCAGTTTTGGATCTCAATAAGAATTGGCCAAACGGTTTTGTTCCTGCAAGGTGAACGTTTTCTCTTAGTAAATCTGTGTATCGTGATGGATCAAGTTTTGATTTGATAACGTAAGAATATTCTTGATAGAAATCACTATCTTGAATAAGTTGTTTAGAATCAAAATATTCGTCTTCACCATCTTCTGCAAGTGTTTTTGTATATCCATTTAAATGAGATGAGAAGCTCGACCAATATCCAGAAGTTTTACCCATCTTCGTGGCGTCAATCGTTCCTTTTGCTGCTTCTTCACCACCCAAGGTTGGTACGAGAGTAGCTTCTGCTCCATCTATATAACCAAATCCTGAATTGTAAACAGATACTTGAGTAATTCTTCCAGTTGCAAAAGATGTGAGTGTAGTAATCTCGGCATTATTACCAGATACCGAAGAATTATAATCGTTACTTACACCTAAAAGCGTAAATACATCTCCACCCGATTTAACAATATTTGGCCCTGTAAATCCATAATAAGAAAACGGTGTAATTGTAATAAAGCCAAGAGATGAATCGGTTGCTCTTACAATACCTTCTCTTCCTGTACCTTGCTCTGAAATTATTTCACCGAGATCAAAGCTACCTGCTTCACCGGGATCTGAAAAAAGCAATTGTTGATTATGACGTGTTAGATTAGAAATAACATCGTCTTTTGCGATTGCAAATACGTCATTCGTATAATCTATGCCAGGATTAATATTTTCAAATCTATCAATTGATCCAATTGTAACATCACTTAAATCGAATGCATCTTGTAAAATCGTGTTGATGTTAACCGGTGATGCAGTACCAGACATTGGTGTACCTGCACCATAATCTGCAGCATTTAAAAGAACACCTGTGTATGGATCAATAACATCTAAAATAACATTAATTGTTTCTTCTCTACTGATCGTTTCAACCTTTACGTCTGTTGTTAAACCCGTATCTGGAAAGAGATCACCTGGTGATGATTCGTTTTTATCTGATACCTGAGTAACTACAAGAGTAAAATTATCTCCGCCGCGATCAACCGTGCTAATCGTAGATGATAAAGTAAATGCATCACCTGCCTCCATCCGAATAAAAACTGCAATATCATTTTGACCAATTACGATACCAGTATTTCCAAACTGATCAATAAGAGATTCTTCGATTTCAAATATTTGAGGATTGTTTGGAGTGAAGACGATTTGATTTGATACGAGTAATCGAGTATTTGCTATACTATAACCCCAACCACCGTCAGTAACAGTGTACACGATTTCACCAGTTGCTTTGTCTGTAATTCCTGTAACAGTTACTTCACCACCCGCACCGTTTTCTGATTCAACAAAGAATCTATCTCCTAATTTATTTCCAGTCGTGCCAGTAAAATCTTCATCAATATCAATTGCGAAGAGTGAACCATATATTGTTCCAAAGCTAATAACTTCACCATCGATATTAACAGTGATTTCATCGAATTGATTGAAGGTTCCTTTTACGTTATCGATGTATACAACCGGCGTAAGGATACCATTAATAATAACCCTGTTGATTGCGTTAACGGCTGCCTTTGCTTGTGATACTGATCCAGTAATATTTCTTGCAATTAAATCTGCATACGTATATACTGTGCCACCGCTTGAAATAAATTCATTATCGTTTGGATAAAGTTGCAAATAGTTTCCAGTATTCCAAGATGAATCGGATACTTTTAACATTTGCTCTGCAGGATATGAAACTAATACGCTTTCGTTATAAAAAAGTCTAAAGAATAATTCAATCCCGTCGCTTGTACCTTTTCTGCGATATAGATCGAGAATGTTTCGAACAACAAACGCTATTGTACTTTCGTTGTAAGGCAAATCTGCGAGGAATTTCTTTTGGAAAAACACCAGCATTGTTTGAAGTGTTGATGCTACATCACGATACTCAAACATTTTACGAGCATTATAGACGCTTTGACCTGTGTCAGATTCCATCCATTTATAGTAGTCTCGAGCAAGAGCGACGAGCTCTTGTCCTTCTTCCCTATAAACGGCGGGAAAATGCTTTTCAGTTAAAAACGAAATGTTTTCGTATAACAGTTTTTCGTCTGCTACTGGCATTTCTTAATCTTCCTAATTAGATGCTTCAACCTGATTCATTGTAACACGAACGTCTTCATCTCGTATAATCATAACTCTTCCTTGAGGAGCCTTGATATCGCTTGACTTTACTCGTGCCTTTATTTTAATTCCTGCTCCATCAAATCGTTGTACAACGAACTTAATGAGCTTTACTTCACCGGTGTCGTAATTAACAGTACCGGCATCTTTCTTAACAACTTGTGGATTTGTTAAATCTGAAGTTACGATTTGTATGTTTCCTTGACCGTCATCTTGTATAAACACACAAACATCATCTAAATCAAACAATGTACTTTCAATTGAAGGTTTATAGTTAGTAAATCCATTTGCATCTTTAAATGCATATGGTTTAATTAAAGATGATTCAAACTTAAACGTTGGATTAAATGCAATATTCAAATCAGGTGTGTAATCGATAATTGCTCGAGCTTCTATACTACTACTTAAGATTGCTGTATCAATTGCGTCAATATTTGTAATAAGATTCGAAGATCTCAACGTCGTGTTAAAGTCTTCGAGACTAATGTCAGAATAAGTTTGAACAGTTGTTCGAATTAAAGATTTTAATTCATCTGTTGACTTATTCAAGAATTTTGTAGTATAATTAGCAATAATTTCAAGATCTGCATATACAAATTCTGTTTGTTTAAAGACTGGCTCAATACCGATTGGACTTCTACCAGACAAATAATCAATATAGCTATTTGCTAATGATTTTGAAATGAGCTGTGTATTATCATTTAAGAAAACTGAAACTGCTACCTTACCAAACTGTGGAGGATCGAGTTGATCACCACTATAAGCAGCTACAGATTTAATATTCGGAAACTCTTGCTTAAGAAGAACTTCGTAATCTTTAATTGTAATTGCTCGTTCTTGAATTTGAATTGATTTTGGTGCATTGAATCGAATTGAATCAAGTGATTCTCTTTCTGCGCCACCTGCAGCAGCAGTGACTGTTGTTACAGTAATTGTTGCGTCATTTAAAAAAGATGCAGTAAATGTTTCAGCACCATTCGGTTCATCACCTGACGTAATTCTATACTTAACTCGAACGTCTTCAAATTCTTGCGGTTGTTTACCATATACGTTGTTACCAAAATAAACTGAATATCGATCATCAAAATATGGTTCTACATAAAAGACTTTATCATCTGGTTCTACACCAAAGATATCATTTCTAAATGTATATACGTTTTGATCATCGGTTGCTTCAGCGTTTACAAAAACTTCTAACGTGTCAATGTCAGCGTTATCGTTACTTAAATAAACTCGAAGAATACCTTCGTCATCTACAATAAAGCCTTCTCTCTGGAAGCTCGTTAAGATTTGCCCTTCAAAGATTTCTACGCTATCTGCCTGATATACGCCAGCTGAAACCCGAGGTGCAATGACTGCTTTATCGGTAATGAAATTATAATTCTGACCCAAATAAGTTGTACTAAACTGACTGTATTGTGGTATAGTATACGTTTCTGTTGTTAACTCGTCGGATTCAACTCGAACATTGACAACTGCTTTTGCAGATTTACGAGACCGAGGTAAGTAATTTAATTCCTTTGCATGAGAAACAATCGAGTTTTTCAACGCAGCAGTATCAAGGAACATTTCATTAATTGCCATGTTCGTATAAAAGTTATTTTGATAGGTATTAAATGCAAGAACATCAAGTAATGCACTTAAGTTAGATCCTTCAAAATTATAATCTTTAAACTGCGATTGACTTTTAAGATAGTTCTTTAAACCACTCTTAATGGCATCGAAATCGAGCTCTGTGATTGGTGCATTAGGGGTCGCCATTTATCTTATCCTTTCTAGTATTAAGTCTAACGTAACAGGCTGTGAAACGTTAATAACATAAAACGTTACTTTAATTTTTACTTTATTATCGTCAATGTTTGAAGTAACACTAACGTCTATTAATTCAGCTCTTGGTTCGTATAATTCAATTGTTGTTTTTACACGATCTTCTATAATTTTAAGAGTCGAAGGTGTTATATTTTCAAACAACATTTGTTTGAGGCCAGCTCCGAGATAAGGTTGCATCGGCCTTTCCCTTGGCTCAGTTAATAGCAAATTTTTAATCGCGTCTTTTACTGCATCTTCGTCCTTTAACATAACGATGTCTGCAGACAATGGGCTTGTCGCGATATCTTTTCGAAAATCTGAGTATATTGAAAACTTTTGATTTTTCGGTGTTTTAAGTTCTATTGTCATGCTGTTGGCCTTGATCTAATATCTAAGCGCACCTTATCTGCACTTACAGCAACTGTTTTAAATCCACTCTTTAAAGCAAGTTCAGCCAATGTATCAGAATCACCAATTAGTTCGATGTCTATTACCATACCAGACATATAACTTGATTCTTCAGCACCACCTATTTTTTCATTATATTGTTGGCTTCTATATCCATTTATTACGTTGATCTGCGCTCCAAGCTTTTCTTGAAGTCTCATCAAATAAACTTTTACATCAAGGTCGACTTTAACCCAACCTTCTATTCCACAATCCTCATCTTCTACCCAATCGCCTGAAACTTTAACCCTTGAATCTTTACCTTCAAAGACATCACAACAATCAGGCAAACTTCCATATTCTTTAATCGAAGGCTTTTTCACGTTTAAAGGCTTTTCTCCAGTAGGAGTATAACCTTTCAGATCTTCGTTTTCCCAGTCTTGCTCTATACTATTTATTGTTTCTTTACGTGTTTCATCATCATAACGAATCGCTCCGTTACGAATTGCTGTAGAAGTATTGAGATTCGAGATTCTCTTTAAACGATTAGAAATTCGAGAGTACTTACCACCATAAGTATCGAGAGGTGATTTGATGTCATTCATTAAACCTTCAATCTGACCAATGAACGAACAGAAGCGAGTTACCATAAATTGAATTTCTTCAAGTCCTGGATTCTCAATAATGCTTGCAATATAATCAATCAGGTTTGCTGCTTTCTTTTTAATTCTTTCTTTATTTGCTTCGCAAAAGAATAAGCACATTTCTTCACGCTGTTGCATGATTCTCTTTACTACATTCTCTCGTACAAAGGTTGATACATCACCAATAATATCTTCAATATTAAAGTTTTGAATTGCCTTTTGAACCTTTTCAAAAATATCAGTAACAGTCTTAACTATTAAATCTTTGATTTGTTTTAATAACGACTCTACTGTTATTTTTTCAATGGCCGCTTGAAGAGGATCTTTCATATTACGAAGTTTACTGAGAATAGCAAATGCATCTTTCACTAATCCATCAACCGTATCAATAATATCAAAGAAAGCATCAATTGCACCAAACACTCCAGGTATTGATGCACAGAATCCACCCATTACACTTTGGGTAAATGTATTTTTATAATACGCATCAAGTTCAAAGAGTAAACCAAATGGATCACCACCATTACACTTATTCGTTAAACCAATTGGTGTATAATTAAATGCTTCAATAAATGCAGCAACTTCAATCTGACTAATATTACCACGAGCCCAACGATTTGCTAGATCCGGATAAGAAGTTAAGTCAGATGCTTCACGCCGATTTCTAAACGTGTTAACTGCATTTGCTGATTCATAAAACTCATCACCATAACGATTTACGAGTTTAAGTACTGGATTTGTTTCTCGATCTTCTTTAATATTTTGAGCTAATTGTTCTGTAAATACATCAACTTGATCAAGAGTAAACTCACCAAAACGATTCGTGTATGGACCACGAGCTCGATTAAGATTGGCCTGTTGTGTTTGATTACTTGTGTCGTTACATGCTTCTGTTGCCATTATTCAACTCCAGAATCAGGTGATGTATATCCACCGCCGCTCTTTGAGCCACGAGGATTGACGATATCTAATTGAGTAGATTTAGCGGGTGGTTCAGGTAACTGAGTTCCAGATGTTGGGAATCCAGGCACACTTATCACTGCAATTGCAGGAGGTGTTGGTACTGTTAGTGATATGCTAGGTGCTGATGCAGCGCCCGAACCTAAGTTGACAAGATTATCTACATTTACTGTTGTAGCATAGAGGTCCATACTTGAGGCGCCTAGTTTCATAACACCAGTAGATTTAATATTCATTGCAGCGCCAACACTTA